TTTACAGCGGGCCACGGCTACACCCGTGGCTCGCGATCTTCTACGAAGCCTTCACCGATCTAATCAGCGACCGCTACTTCGAAGACGGGCTCATCCCTTGGGCTGCTCGCCAGCATTGGGCCGAAGTCCACGGGCTGGACGCGGAGGCCACCCGGATGCTGCACAAGCACGTGCCTGCTATGGACATGGCCTTCCTCGAATGGCGGGCCAAGAAGCGACCCAAGACGCCGGAGGCGGGCGGGGCCGATACCTTGCCGCAAAGCCGCTAACCGTGGCATACTCCGCAGTGAGGGGACGGGGTGGGGGTCGATGGGGTCGCTCAGCGAATTCAGCAAGCGCATCAAGGTCATAGCTGACAGCGTCGAACGGGGCGGACCGAAGGTCGCTCGCGAGGCTGCCGCTTTGATCTTGCAGACGGTCGTCATGGCCACGCCGGTCGGCAACACGACCCTGTGGAGCGACGAAGCGCGTCGGCGCGCCCGGCCGGGCTACGTCGGCGGACGCGCTCGCGCCAACTGGCAGGTCGGCATCGGTGAGGCCCCGGCCGGGGTCAAGGACGATGTGGACGCGACCGGCGGCGGCACCATCAGCGCGGGCCGCGGCATCATCGGCACCGCGAACAAGGGGCCGGTGGAAATTCACATCACCAACAATCTGCCCTACATCGTGCCGCTGAACGAAGGTCATTCGAAGCAAGCTCCGGCGGGCTTCGTTGAGCTTGCCGTCACCGCGGCCATCGACGGGCTGTCCCGCATGAAGGTCATGGAATAATGGGACAGGAAACAATTGACATTGTCGTCAAGGAAGGCGGGTCCGACAAGGCCGCTGCGAACATTCGCAGCATCGGCACGGCCGCCGACACGACTTCGGCTTCAGTTGACAAGCTGAACACGACGATGACCACCGCGTCCGGCGGTGCAGCGAAGATGCAACAGGCTGCGCAGGGCGTGGCCGCGTCGGCGGAAAGCGAGGCTGCCGCGCACGGCAAGGCCGCGGCGGCGGTGGTCAACCATGCGCACGGGCTTGAGCAGGGTGCGCAGGCGGCTGAGCAATTGCGAGGCGTGCTCATCAGCCTTGGGCTCGCGCTTGGCGTCGAACAGTGGGTGCGCCTCACCGATGCTTACACGACCAACATCAACCAGCTTCGGCAGGTCACCAAGTCGGCCGAAGAGTATGCGATGGTGCAGGCGCGTTTGAAGACGCTGTCCGATGAGACGTTTTCGTCGCTCGATTCCAACACCCGACTCTTCGTCAGCTTGTCGCAGGCGTCGCGCGATCTTCGCCTGAGCCAAGACCAGTTGTTCAACGTCGTGCACGTCTTGAACGATTCGCTGCGTCAAAGCGGCAGCAATTCCGCGGCAGCGGCCGGGTCGATTCAGGCCCTTTCGGTCGCGTTGCAGACGGGCACGCTGACCGCGCGCAATATCCTGCCGCTGCTGCATGAAATGCCGTCGCTCGTGCAGGCGCTGGCAGACAAGTTCAATTTCGCCGGGCCGCAGGCCACGGGCAATTTCGTCAAGGCTTTGGAGAACGGCACCATCACCGTGCGCCAAGTGGTGACGGCCATCGCCGGTCTTGACAACACGCTTCAGGGTGGCGTTCGCAATCTTCAGCAGTCGGCTCAGGCTTACGACAAGCACGGGCAGGCCGTGTACAGCGACTATGAAAAGACGCTCATCGCCAAGGGCGAACTGCTGGACTATTCGCAGGTTCAGAAGGACGCTGAGAAAGACGTGCTGGATTATTCCAACACGACGAAGAAGGCGACGGCTGCCATCGCGGAATCCGGTGTCGTCATGAACAAGGTCGCGGCTGGTTTCACCAACGTGCTGCCGACCATTGGTGACGGCTGGACGCGCGTGAAGAACGCCATCTACGAATACGTCGGCGCGCAGGATACTGCGACCGGCGCGAGCGCCAAGGCGACTCAGGCGCTCATCTTCATTGCCGACAACGCACACGTCGTGTTCGGGGCTGTCACCATTCTCAGCGCGGCGCTCGTTGCCTACACGGCGGCGGCGAACGCGGCGCGCATCGTTACCTTGCTGTTCGGCGCTTCATTCTCGTGGGCGGGGCTCGCCGTCGCGGGCATCGCTGCGGCAGCCGCGGCCATACTTGCATTCGGCAACGACATTAAGCTGACGGCTGACGGGTCCATCACGGCGATGGGCGCGGTGGTGGCTGTCATCCACATCGCTCGTGACGGCTTGGTTGACCTGTGGCGCGTCGTCGGGCAGGGCACAGGCGCGTGGGGGCAGGCGGCACTGGCCGCGGTTGGCTTCGCCGTCGCGCTGCGCATCGTGACCGGCATCGACGCAATCAAGTGGGTGCTTGAGTTGACCGTCAAGCTCGCGAGCTTGGCCGTGGCTGCCGTTGCAGCGGCTGGTCCTTGGGGCGTGCTGGCGGCTGCCGTCGTTACGGCGGGCGTCGCGGCGGCGTACTTCAGCGGCAAGCTGGACGGCCTCATTGACAGCATCAAGTCTACGCTCGGCCCGGCCATCGACTTCGTGAAGGGCAAGGCCACGGAAATGACCCAAGAGTTCACCAAGTCCACTGCCGCGGTGGATGAGTTCGGCAAGAAGAACAACGAAGTCTGGCCGGACATTATTCGCGGCGTCGGTCAAGCGCAGGGTGCTATCCTGAACATGACCGACTATACGAACGCCGGTCTTGGCAAAATGGCGGCCGTCATGGACAACACAACGTCCACGATGAATACCGACTTCAGCAGCATCGCATCCGGCGCGAACAGCGCCAGCGCGTCGCTGACCAATTTGATGAACGCGCAGAACTCCGTGAACACGGCCGCGAGCAACTTCCATTTGCAGCCCGGCCAGTCGGCGTATGGCGGCAGCACGAAGGGCGGCATCGTCTGGAATAACAGCGGCATCCTGACCAGCCACGACCTTAACCCCGGCTCGCACTTCGCGAGCGGCGGCAGCTTCATGGTCGGCGGGCAGGGCGGCACGGATTCGCAGGTGGTCAAGTTCATGGCCAGCCCGGATGAGCGTGTCACCGTCGAAACCCCGGCGCAACAGCAGGCCAAGTCCAAGCAGGGTGGCAGCGTCGTCACGGTGCCCATCAGCATGACCGTCGTGGCCAAGGACGCCGCGAGCTTCAACAGCAACCGCCAGCAGATCGTGATGGGTCTGTCCAGCGAACTTTCACGCGCACTGCGCAACATCGGAAACGGAAGCTGACATGGCCTTCGACCTGATTCGACTGCCGGACGATATTGAGTCGGGTGCCAAGGGTGGCCCGGCCTTCCGCACGTCCATCCTGCCGCTGTCGTCCGGCGCTGAGCAGCGCAACGAAGACTGGCAGGACTCGCGTCAGGCGTGGGACATTGGCTACGGCGTGCAGAACAAGGCGGACTACAGCGTGGTCCGCGACTTCTTCTACGCTCGCCGCGCAGCCTCGCATGGCTTTCTGTTCAAGGACTGGTCGGACTACAGCGTGACCGGTCAGCTTCTTGGGACAGGCGACGGCAGCACGCGCACGTTCCTGCTCATCCAGACCAAGGAAGCGACCGGCCCGAATCCCTACGAACGTCGCATCACGCGGCCGGTCGGCGGCACGCTGCACGTCTACCTCAACGGCGTCGAAACCTTCGCCTTCACGACCGGTGACGGCGGCTGGATCAAGCTCAATACTGCACCCGGCGCTGGCGTCGCGGTCACGGCCGACTTCGAATTCGACGTGCCGGTGCGCTTCGTGCCAGACGAATTCCCGCTGCAACTCGCGTGGATCGAAGCAGGCACCATCGGCAGCTTGCCCATCGTGGAGATTCGCGACCCCTTCAACGCTGCACCGACCGCGGTGACCTTCACCGGCACCACCACCACGCTCGCGGAGAACGCCAGCACCGCCACGCACACGCACGTCGCGGACATTGAAGTGACCGACGACCCGTTCGGCACTGACCTGCTCACGCTGACCGGCACGGACGCGGCCAACTTCGAAATTGTCGGCACGCTCAACGGCGACCGCGTCGGCGCGGCGCTCTATCTCAAGGCGGGCGTTAGCCTGAGCTACCTGAAGAAGAACAGCTACGCCGTGACGGTCAACGTCGATGACGCCAGCCTGTCCGGCACGCATCCGCAGGCGTCGGCCGTCTTCACGCTCAACATCACGCAGGTGAACCTGCCGCCTAGTGTCAGTCTCTACAACACGACCGTCGTGGAGCCCAACGGCACCAGCACGGCTTCGCCCATCCACGTCGCGGACGTGCAGGTGCTTGACGATGGACTCGGCCTGCATGCGCTCACGCTGAGCGGGGCGGACGCGCTGAAGTTCACCCTGTCCGGCGCGCTGTCCGCGACCGGCACCGACCCGACGACGGGCAAGACCATTTACACGGGCGTCTCGCTGCAAACGGTGGCGGGCCTCGACTATTCGGTCCAGAAGACCTTCGTGTGCAATGTGGACGTGGCCGACTCCGGGCTGGCCTCACCGCCGCAAGGCACCGTCGCTTTCTCAATCACGTTCGGCGTCGTGCCGGGCTCGGCCAGCTACACGCTGAACACCGGCAACATCAGCATCCCGGTGCCGAACTACACCACGCTGACCATCGAACTTATCGGCCCCGGCGCGGGCGGCGGCAGCTACGGCGCTACTGGCCACGACGGCACGGCGGACACGCAGATCGCGGCGCTGTCGCTCATCGCCGGGCGCGGCTTCGCGGCCATCGCCGGGTCACTCCTTGGCGGCGTCGGCGGCACGGCGAGCGGCGGCGACACCAACCAGAACGGCAACGCAGGCGGCAACGGGCAGGACTATACCAAGGGTCTGTCCGTCATCCTGCCGCAACCCTTCAACCCCACCGGCTTCCAGTTCACGACGGCTCCGGGCGGCAACAATGGCAACGGGGCCAACGGTGCGCCCTTCACCCTTGGGCCGTTCTACACGTTTGCCTACGCGACCGGCACGCAGAATGTGGTGGGAGCCGCAGCTTCGAACTACGGCGGCGGCGGCGCGGGCGCGCTCCAATACGGCGTTAGCAGCGCCACGACGGTCGGCGGCTTCAGCAACATCGCCACCTATGCCAAGGGCTTTCCCGGCGGCGGCGGCGGCGCGCGAGTGGTCAAGACCTACACCTACGGCGTGACGCCGGGCTACCCGACGCCGGGCACCAACCTGACGGCCCGCGTCGGCGGCAAGGGCATCGGCGGGCAGGGCTTCGTGCTTGGCGGCGACGGCAGCGACGGCGTTATCAACCTGACGTGGAGCTAAGGCATGCGCAACGTCACCACCGGACTCGACGGTGCTCTTCAGCAGACCACCACGACGCTCGCGCGTCTGTGGAAGATCACGCGCACGGACGGCGTCGTCATCACCATCACCGACGCGACGCGCGACGTGACCACGCTTGACGGCACCGTTTACACGTCCAGCAACGGATTCACCTGCACGCCGATTCTCACGTCGTCGCAGTCCATCGGCAGTCAATCGGTGCAACTGACCGTGCCGCTGACCGACCTTGGCATCAACGACTTCGACCTGCGCCATCGACTGTTCGAAGGCGCGACCGCGGTGCTGAGCTTGGCGGACTATCTGCACCCCGAATACGACGTGATGGTCTACTACAGCGGCCAGATCGGGCGCGTCGTCATGTCCGACAAAAAGCGCGCGACGCTGGACGTTATCAGCAAGACCGACCCGAACCTGTTCGTCGCGGGCGAGTCCTACTGCCAGTCCTGCCGCAACGACCTTGGCGATTCTAACTGCCAGTTTCCCATCTTCAACCTTGCCTTCAACTTCACGGTCACGGCCGTCACCGACCAGTTGGCCTTCACGGTGGACACCCTCGCCGGTCAGGACGACGATGCCTTCGCCCTTGGGCAGATTAAGTGGCTCACCGGCAACAACAAGCTGTTGATTGCCGATGTGCGCACCAACAACAGCATCCTGAAGAGCGTCGGCCTGTTCTACCCGATGCCCCGCGACTTGCAGGTTGGCGACACTGGTCAACTCTTGCTCGGCTGTGATAAACAATTGACGACGTGCTTCAAGAAGTTCAACAACGTGTTGAACTTCCGTGCGGAGCCTTTCGCACCGTCGTTCGGGGGGTAAGCGGTGATTCTGGACCCAATCACGCAAGCGGCTATTGCGCTTCAGCGTTCGACCAATAGCGCGCTGGCGGCCCAAGCCAACAAGACCATCCCGGTGTCCTTCGGGCACCGCGTGGTGGAAGGCTTCGTCATGTGGGTGGCGCAGTCGTCGGCCCCGTCGCTGTCGCAGATGACCGACACACTGAAGAACTTCGACGGCACGAACGTCGCCAACGGCGACACCGTGACCATCGGCAGCAAGGTCTACACCTTCCAGACCGCCCTGACGAACGTGGATGGCCACGTCCACATCGGCGCAAGCGCGGCCGACTCGATCAAGAATCTTGTCTCGGCCATCAACGCGGTCGGCGGCGTGCCGGGCACTGACTATGCCGCGGCCACCGTCGCCAGCGTGGACGTGACGGCCAGCGATTCCAGCGGCGCGGTGTTGGTCACGGCCAAGGCCACCACCTCTTCGACCATCAACGTGTCCGCCACGTCGGCGCACCTGAAGTGGGACACGCCGGAGCTTCAGCCGAACACGCAGATCGCTGGCGAGCTTGTGCATCAGACGCAGGCCGCTCCGCTCATCGCTGGCGCGACCAAGGCGACTTTCGCCGTGGCGCTCGGCTACTCGCTACTGCCGTCGAACCTGCGCACGGGCACCAAGCCGTTGCGCATATGGGCCGATGATGAATTGATCTACGACGCCACCAACCCGAACGCGTCGCCGGATTATTATGCCGGGCTGAAAATAACCTTCCATGAAGGACTGCCGAACGCACAGCCGGACGCGACCATCGCCGCGGATATGGGCAAGCTCACGCCGGGCTTCCGCAACATGATGTACCTTGTGCTGCGCGACTTCAGCTTGCAGGTCGGCCCCACGCCGGTCGCGCCGCCACCGGTCGTCACGCAGCCGGTGCCTGTCGTCACGCAGAAGGTGCTGAAATATCCGGGCATCTGTCCCGACGTTGGCTCGCCTGACTGTTATCCCGCGGGCCTCGCTTGGTTCGGGCCGGGCGGCGGTACGGGTGAATT